CCCTTAACGGGGGCTTCCACCTTAATAATAACAATAATCCCACCCGAGGGTCGGAAAGGAGACACAATGCCAAGAACACGCATTAACTCACGGTCGAATGACCTAATTAAAGATAATGGGACTGTCCTTATCTCTCTTGTTGAGGGTGAGCAAATTCACCTAGATATGACACTTAACTGGATGACTAACCTAGTAGGCTCTACCCTAACTGCCAAGATTGTAGAAGCAGACATGGTAGGCTCCGTAGATGAAGACGGCTATCCTGTAAACGTAAAAACAGGGGGTGTTATCACTAGCCTCCCTATTGTAGATGCTGATACCTCTGATAATATTTTCCGGATTGTTCTCCCTACTGACTTGATTGACAGCTGGACAACCAAACCTTCCCCTGAATCCCCTGTTTATGGTTGGATTGGGCTTGAGGTTCAGGACAATGGTATCGGTAACGCACAACAAATTTGGAAACCCTTTCGTGGACTCGTAGAAGTCCTCTATAGTCCTTCGGAGGCAATATAATGGCTACTACGTATTCTATCTCACTATCACGCACAGGTGGTCAAGGTTCCAAAGGGGACTCAATCTCTAACATCTATGTTAACGAGGCCAATGACTTCCTTGTAGATATCTCCGACTCCGCTGGTAATCTTCTCCAGACAGTAGACGTCGGTAACATCGACACTCTTATTCAAGATGGTGTTAGCGAAGCCCTTGATACAGCTATCACAGGCGGCTCCAACACTTATATCACCGTAGCTAAAACAGATGGTTCTTTTGACTTTGTTGCTCAAGTGCCAATCTCTGGTCTTATCGATGTAGACCTAACAGCCGTCTCTGATGAGGATTACCTCCGCTATAACTCCGGAACTGGCTTCTGGGAAAACTACGATTTAAAGTCAGAGTTTTATACAAAGACAGAGACTGATGTTGCTTATGCGACAGTAGACCATACTCATGTTCTTAATGACCTTACTAACGTGGACACCTCCGGGGCTGTCAGCGGGTATGCACTAGCCTATAACGGCTCCAGCTGGGTTCCCACTAACTTGGACTCTACCTATGCCACTGATGCTGCTCTGACAGCGGGGCTTGCTACAAAGTCTAACACAAGCCATACGCATGCTCTGAATGACCTTTCAAACGTCACAGCAAGTGTTACAGGTAACAACTGGGTACTTCAGTATAGTACGTCTCTTGGTGGTTGGCAAGCTTCTGCTATTGGTGTAGCTGAAGTAGATGGCCTCCAGACAGCACTAGACGGTAAAGCCCCCACTATCCATACTCACGAGTTTGATACTCTTAGTGGGGTATCCCTGACCTCCCCCGCAGATGGTGAGTTCTTGAAGTACAATGGTACTAACTGGGTTAACGATACCCCCCCAACAATCAATACTCTTGATGATGTTGGTGATGTTACTATTACAACAGCAGGAACCGGTGATATCGTATCTTGGAATGGTTCTGCTTGGGTTAATACCTACACTATCATTGATGAAGATGATATGGTGTCCGATAGTGCTGTTCATATCCCTTCTCAACAGTCTGTAAAGGCTTATGTAGATAACTCTATTGCTTCCCAGGTACACTATGAGGGTGGCTATGATGCTAATACCAACACTCCTGACCTAGATACTTCCCCTAGTGCCTCTATCACTACGGGTGCTATGTATACTGTTACAGCTCAGGGTGACTTCTTTGGTACTCTTGTAGAGGTAGGCGACGTTCTTATTGCTGAGAATGATGCCCCTACCACAGCAGCTGAGTGGACTCTTGTCAACAAAAACCTAGACGCTTCTTCCATCAAGACCTCTTATGAGTCAAACTCTGACACCAACGCCTACACTGACGCTGAAAAGACTAAGCTAGCAGGTATTGAGGCAGGCGCTGATGTTACTGATGCTACTAATGTAGAAGCAGCAGGGGCTCTAATGGATAGTGAGGTTACTAACATTGCAGCTGTTAAGGCCTTTGACCCCACTGACTATGAGCCAGCGGATGCTACCATCCTCAAGGATGCCGATATTAGTGTCACGGTACAAGCCTATAGTGCTGTTCTAGCGGGTACCACCGCTTCCTTTACGACTGCTGATGAGACTAAACTAGATGGTATTGAAACGGGTGCTGATGTAACTGATGCTACTAACGTAGAACCCCTAGTAGATGCTCACTTGAACTACTCAACAGCGACATCTGGACAGCTATTGAGCTATAATGGTTCAGACTATGACTGGATTGACGCGCCCACCTCCTTCGACGTACAAACAGCAACCCTAGCAACAGTCACTGAGACAGCCATTGCAACCTATGCAACAGCTTCTTATGATGGTGTTAAAGTAGTCATCTCAGCAGACGATGGTACAGACCGTACTATCTCAGAGATGGTAATCACTTGGAAGTCCACAACAGCCTACTCAACAGAGTATGCAGTGGTCAATACAGGTGCTTCTGCTGTAGCTACTTTCGATGTTGATGTATCAGGTGGTAACTTCCGCATTCTTGCGACAGGTGCCTCTGCAACTTCTACTAACTACACAGTTAAAGCAATCACGCTATAAACTTTCGGGAGTCCCCTTCGGGGGATTCCCCCCACTTAATCATTAGGGGAAAGTGAACCAATGACTAACAAACCTTTTATAGCTAAAAATGGCCTAGCTTCAAATGGAGCCATTAATGAAAAAGTAGGAACAATTACCGGGACTGCTCTTGGCTTGTCCTCTGGGGACTACTTCGAGTTTACCCCAACCGACGATACTACTTTTACCTTTAGTGACCCTGCTTCTTCTGGTAGCGTATCTAGGTTTGCCCTAGAAGTAACCGGAGCGGCGGGTACTATCGGTTATCAAAATATCACGTCTATAGCCTCAAATTTAAAGCAGTGTATTCCTACTTCCAATAACGTTAGCCCGTTATGGGCTGACGGCAACTCCAAACTACTGGTGTTATATGACAATGGTATAGGTGTTCTTAATTGTAGTACTCCTGGTTCTTTTTCATCTACTGACACATGGGCGTTTGATGGTTTTTTGAACACTTGGACTACAAGCCAAGCAACTGAAAACGCATACAATTTTAATAATGACGGGACTAAGTTCTACTTTATTGATAATAGTACGGTATATCAGTACACGCTGTCTACGCCTTATCAGCTAAACACTAACTCTTACGACAGCAAGAGTAAAAGCTTGACCACAAGTATAAAATTTTTGTTTTTTAAACCAGATGGTACAAAGGTTTTCTATGGGCGGCCCTTTGACGCTCTCATTAGGCAGAGAACTCTATCAACAGCTTGGGACATTTCTACAGCGGGGGCTGAAACAACATATGATGCTGCCTCTCAATTCTCTAGCAGCTACTCTGGCAATATTAGCTCAGATGGCACAAAAATGATAGTTGGCGGTGGAACTACACTGTACCAGTACACACTTAGCACAGCTTGGGATGTAACTACAGCTTCCTATGACAGTGTATCTGCTACAACCGTCTTTAACATTAACTATACCGCAATATCTAATGACGGTACTGCGCTAGCTGGTGGTAACGCTGCTAATGGTATAGCTTATTATACCTTAAGCACCCCTTGGGATTTGTCAACAATATCCTCAGTATCTAGCTATATGACTGTATGCCCAACTAGGGTATCTCAAACAGGTAGCTACGGGGTGGCATTCGGAGACTCTGGAAACATCGCTTATGATACCAGAGCTTCTGATACAGTATACCAGTACACTTTATCTGAACCATACAACTTTGGCACTGCCACTCTTTCAAGTAGTCAAAAAGACCCCGGTTATCTCTTCAGTTCTATAAGTGACGTAGTGTTTAACCCGACAGGTACCTTATGCACAATGTTTGGGCTTACTGGCTCAACCGAAGTAATTGCAACAGCCACCTTGTCTACAGCTTGGGATATTACTACAGCAACAGCAAATTCAAACGTTGCCTCAACAGTAGCAGGTAACGCTACTCTGTCATGGAATGACGACGGTACAGTCTTACATATTCGTGAGTCAAACTCTACAGGTGAGATTCACGAGCATGATTGCTCTGCTAACCCCTACTCTGTAAGTGGGTCTACCTTTAACACAACCTACACCCCCTCCGCCTCTGTTAGTGCTGGATACGCTGCCTTCTACTTTAATGAGGCCGGGACTAAGTTGTATGTAGCTCACTCTGGTGGTTTTGATAGCTATACATTATCCACAGCTTGGGATATTTCTACAGCATCATCAGACGCAACAACTCATGATGCCCCTTACGCTACCGCTGGACTCTCTTCTAGGTTTTATAATGCAGCAGAGATTCTTGTAATGAAGGCTGGTAACTATTGGGTATTTGACACCTCTGGTGCCGGTCCAGACTTTACTTTCACCTACCCCGCTAGTGTAGAATGGCCCGGTGGTACGGCCCCTACAGCCCCAGCGGGTGGTCAGAAAGACTTATTGGAATTTGTAACCAGAGACGGTGGAACAACTTACATTGGATATCAAAAAGGAGATAACTTCTCATGAAATATGTAAAGACCTTCAATGAGTATGTTATTAAATATCCATACCCTAAAGAAGAGCTTCGGGAAGACTTCCCAAGGACTTCCTTCCCTGCAAAGATTACAGATGCACTTCTTTCAAAACACTCTGTTTTCCCTGTTGTAGAACTTCCCGCACCAGACTATAACCATAACACTCATTATCTTGCTCCTAAAGGTACTCCTGAGTTTGTAAATGGTCGTTGGGTACTGGGCTGGAATGTACTCCGCATGGGTGCAGCAGAGCGTTCTGCAAAGCGTAAAGAGCTCGAACTTGCTGTTCGTAAGGAAGCAGCTCGTCGCCTGCAATTCGTGGGGGCTGAGTATACCCCGGAGGAGCGTGAGACCTGGGCAACACAAGTCAACGAGGGCAAGGCTATTCTTGCAGGCAAGCTCCCAGACTCTAACTTGCTAAAGAATCTCGCAGCTGCCCGAGGAACCCCCTTGGTTGACATCGCCAAGCTCGTGATTGCTAAGGCAACTGCGTATGCTAACTACGGTGGGGTTATCCTCGGTTCCCAGTCCAAGCTTCTTGCTATGGAAGAGATTCCAGCAGACTTCTCAGAAGACAAGTACTGGTCCTAATGTTTGAACGTGGTGTTGAAAGACGCTGGCGCTCAACCATTAGCATTACTTGGGAAGCCGGTCGGAAAGGCTCTGGTGACTTTATAACTATAGAGAAGGGGCGTGAATTTGAAAATAGCGTCCCTTTTCTCTTTTGGTGGTTTATCCCACGAGATGACCCCAAATTCCTATTTGCAGCTCTTATCCACGATTATATGCTTGAGAGTGGCAAATACGGTAGAACACAAGCCGCTGCTGAGTGGTTTGATGCTTGTTTAAAAGTAAAAGTAAGTAAATTAAAAGCAAAGATTGCCTTCGTCGGAGTTGCGGCTTGGGCGGTCTTTAAACCAAAATACTATTAATTTCACACTAACAAAAGGTAGTAACCTTCATGGCTAAACACAAACTTCGTACATCCCGTTCTGAACCAGCCTACGCTCGTTTTGAAAAGCAACAGCCCAAGCACTATGAGAAGCAGTTTGAAAGTTCTAACACGTTTAACATCCTCCCAAAGAACGAAAAGCAAGACATCCTAATCCAGTCCATCAAGTGTGCCCCAGTGGTTATCGCTATGGGTTGCGCAGGCACTGGTAAGACTTTTTGTTCAGCAGGAACTGTTGCTCGGTTGTTCATGAAGGGAAAATACAAGAAGATTGTACTAACGCGAGCCAACGTACCAACGGGCAAGTCCCTTGGCCACTTCCCTGGGGATATCAAAGAAAAGATGACACCTTGGCTTCTTCCTATGTTGGAAGTTTTGCGCAAGGCCTTTGGTCCGGGAAAGTACGAGTACATGCTCAACAAAGAGCAAATTGAGATTCAACCCATTGAGACTATCCGTGGTCGTTCCTATGAGAACGCCTTGGTGCTTGTGGATGAGGCTCAAAACCTTAACATGGATGAGTTGAAAGCCATCTCTACCCGTATCGGTGAGAACTCTAAGCTTATCCTCATGGGCGACCCCGCTCAATCTGATGTTAAGGAGGGTAAAGACCTTAAGCGCTTTGGCTATCTCTGCCGGAAGCACGGTCTGAACGTCCCTGTGATTGAGTTTGGTGTAGAAGATATTGTACGAAGCGATATCGTCGCCGACTTAGTCCGAATGTTTATCGAAGAAAAAGTTTAAAGAGCTACGGAGAGTGGCATGGTGTTTGTTGGAGGGTTACCCCCTTCTAGACTTCCACTGTGTTGCTCTCCGTGCCAGTCTGGAGGCGTCGTGTATTACACAGTAGAAGAAATGTCAACCGCCTTAGATGCGGCAAAGAAGACTATAAATGACCGCACAAGTTGCGCTGAGACCTATACCCGTGGTTGGAATGATTGTATGGCACTCCTGATTGAGTACGACAAAGAACTACGAGGCTCTACCAAGGCTTATGATATCATAGACTTTGAGTGGAAAACAACAAGAGATTTTATGATTAAGTTAGCCCGAAAAGGGGTTCCCTTGAGCCAGTTTGCAGAGTATTGTAGCTATGAAGCTATCCCCAGTAAACGACCCAAAGCTGGAGATATAGCCTTCAATAAAGGCGCCATGGTAAGTGATGGCAGTTTCTGGGTAACAACAAGCGAGAGAAACACGGGAGTAGTGAACTCAAAACAAGTTATGTTTTTAGAGTACAACTTTCTACTTATCGCAAGACCATTAAGGAGTTAACCTATGGCAGTATATTATTATAAGGGCTCACAAATTGTGACACCCTTCACAATTTATTCAAATGAACCACACTTTGATACAGAGACAGTTTCTCTACGTATCCTACGGGGCTCTCAGGGCCACCAACGCTGGGACCTGAACTTCACAACAGTTAACAGTGCGGATAACGAAGTAGAAGCAATGCTTGGGGCTATCACGAACCTCCAGTCAGCGGACACTATGATTATGCCACAGCTTCCTTCGGTTGCTAATAGTAACACACTGACAGCTAATCCTGTCGTTGGCGTAACTGCGGCTGTTGGGGATACCTCTGTCACAATCGATGGAACTTCCTCCGCAGGAGTTTTACCAAAGGGCACTTTCTTTAAGTTTAGTGGTCATTCCAAAATCTACGTAGTAACAGAAGCCCTAGACATGTCTGGAAGCTCTAACCAAACTCTAAACTTTTATCCTGCTCTGCGGGATACAGTAGTGGCTTTGGAAACTTTAAGAACAGGGGATGATGCCATCCTCCGTTTCTACCGGGATGTTAACAACGTCCAGGGTATTCAGTTTCGAGATGGTGTACTATCTGATGCTGGGAGCATAACCCTACTGGAGGCCTTGATATGAGAGATTTTAGTACAAACATCCAATCTGCTTTTGCGCAGGATAGCTTCACTTACTTTGTCTTAATCGAGGTAGATTTGCCGTCGGGTACAGAATACTATACAAGCTATCATTCAGATATTAACTGGGATGGCCATGTTTGGTTGGCTGATGGTGGTATTTTTAGCTATGATTCACCCAACTTCTCTTCTGTGGTCGATAAAGAGGCCTACAAAATAGTTATCACAGACATTGATGATTATTTCTATTCACAGTTCAAGCTTGGCATGGTTGGCCGTAGCATCAAGGTGTATGTAGGTATCTGTGACCCGACTACAAAGAAACCACTACTGGATACAGACTTGAATGGTATTTCCGATATTATGAATCTGTATAGCGGGCGGGTTGACTCCCCTAATATCGATATAAACTGGGATACCAAGAATGCTGTGTTGGAGGGGACTTCCCCTATGGCAGACCTGGACCAGATTAACGTAACAATGGTCTCTAAAGATGGAATGGACCAGCTTTCAACAACTGATACAACCTATGACAGGATGTATGAGGGGTCTGAAACACAAATTGCATGGGGTAAAATCTGATGGGTGACCCGATTACTACTTTAATTATTACTATCGCATCAGCGGCTTATCAGCAAATCAAGCAGCGAAAGCTTAAGCAAAAGATGGAGGCCGAGGCGGATAAGCGCAAAGGTCTTAAATTCACAATCGAAGGCCAAGCTACGGAGCTTCCTGTTGTTTATGGCAAACAAGCCCTGGGTGGCATTGACGTGTCCTCCAGGGTGTCTGGGTTCACCCGTACTTTCACTAATGATAGCGACAAGGCTTTTAGCATCAACTACTCTACAAGCTTCCGTAACCTGCAGAAGAATAACTTTCTTTTTGTACAGACAGCATTATGTCATTCTGGAATCGAGGGTGTCCAACATATACTCGTTAATGATATCGACTATCGCGGCACAACCATTCAGATGGTAAAGGGGAAGTCCGATTTTAGGCACTATATTGCTACCTACAATACGGAGGGGGTTTCAAACATTGCTACTACGCAGGGCTTCCCGACCACGGACAGGTTTACAAGGGCCGCTCACGTTTTCCAAATGTTTGAGCTTAACCGTGAGGACCAGAACTATTCCGGTAAGCCTTCTATGCAATATCTGGTTAAGGGTATGAGAGTCAGAAGCATCTCCTATGATGCTTTTAATGACACTTACTCACTGGGGACAAGTCTTGCCTATTCTAATAACCCTGCTTACTGCTTACTGGATTACCTGCTTAATCCCGTATATGGTAGGGGGCTTGATGCGTCAGAGGTTGACCTAGAGTCTTTCTATAAGGCCGCTAACTTGTGCGATATTGTTGTCATTCCAAGTGGTGGTATTGCGGGGCAAGTGAACTCTACAAAGCCATTGTTCAGTTATCCGGAGTATTCGGACTTCCCTGTGGAGTTGGAACCTTTCAACGAAAACTACCTTTACAAAGACATCTCAACAAACCAGGTTTACTCGGTAGCTGTGTCTGGAACAGGTGTACCTACTTACACGCTAGTCTCTGGTAGCCCCAGCACTGAAGATATCCGTCTTTATGAATGCAATCTAACACTAAATACCGGGGATACTGTCCGAGATAATATATACTACCTTTTGGAAACTATGGGAACAGCTGACCTTGTTTGGACCCCAGAGGGCAAATACAAGCTTATCCTGCAGTATCCGCAAAGCGATATCGAGCAGAATGCTTTAGTTGTTGAAACCTTTGACAAAGACAATATTATCCGTGACAATATCGGCATTAAGTTCCCTAGCGCCGAAGAAAAATTTAACCAAATAACTATTTCCTTTGATAATGAGTTTGAAGACTTCAAGGAAGATAGCGTGGCTTGGCCACCTTACAGTTCAGACCCCGCGTCTTTGTACCAAGCTTTCTTTAACGAGGATGGCGGACAACCCTACAGAACCAGTATGAGTGGTACAGGTATTACAACCCCCTATCATGCCTTGGCTTTGGCGGAGCAAATGGTTAGAAAATCTCGTAATATTTATACGTTAAAGCTTACAGTTGGCAGGGAGGGCCTAAAGGTAGAACCCGGAGACCTCATTCGAATAAACTTGGATACTGCTGGCATTAACAACGAAATATTCAGAGTTGAATCTATAGAAATTAATACTGATTTTACAGTAAACATCAGCTGTTTCTATTTTGACTATAACTATTTAGCCTGGAATATTGGAGACGGCATTGCTTACCCTGAACGGCCAGTCATAGACTTTGATGTCGCTAGCCCTTCAAATGTAACCTTCACACAAGGCGAATCTGTATTTGGTCTTGCAACAGGTCTACTAGAATGGACAATTGCTGATGATGTTAGTGTAGCAGAGTATGACGTCCATGTGTCTAATGATGGCGGCGCTACATTCTACATCGTTGGTAGTACCCCCGAAAGCTCTTTCGAGGTAAACAACCTATCCTCTGGTACTTATGTATTTGCGGTATCAAGTAGAACTATTCGTGGACGGAGCTCTAATCTAGCGCAATCTACCTCTTACCCTGTAACATCTAAGAACGCTGGTTATAACTACATCAGCGTTTACAAGCGGTCTAATACAGCCCCTACAATACCCTCTGGTGGTGTATTTAACTGGGTTACCGGTCAAGTAACAACAGACCCGTCTGGTTGGTCAGCGTCAATCCCGGAAGGTGAGTCGCCACTATATGTGTCAAATGCCTCCATTACTACAGAAGACCCTGCAGATACAGCCTATGCTATTTCAGGTTGGCTTACCCCCAGAATAATTGTAGACGGTCCCTGGCCAGCGGTCGGGGGTGTTTTGTCTGGTATGGATGATTGGCATGACTACACCGAGCTTCTCGAAGGAGAGGAGGGTTGGCGTATGATGAACGACATTGGAATTCACACGTTAAGACCTGAAGAGGCGGTTAGGATACACATTGGGCATAGCTCCGCAGGAAGTGACTATGAAGACATTCTCAACACAATCCAGCCTAATGACTACTTAACACTAAATGTAAACACTAATGCTGGCCCAGATAACGGCAGGTATGCTTATCGGATTATTTCAGCTAACCGGCGTGAGAACTATACGCTTAATTTTGTCGCTGGTCAGTACTACTATGACTTCGAAGTTCAGCTAATCAGAACTAATGGCGTAGTCGGGGAGGTGTCCCCTACCGCAGGTCTCTCAAATCCTGTGTTTGATTTCTCCCGTAACTTTGGTTTACCGGGAGAGGATGGTGTAGCGGGCTCTCGTGGTGCAGCTTGGTTCCGCTATCAAGATGTTACCAATGCAGCAGCTTACTATGACGATGATACTAAGATTTCTACTGCTTTGGGGCTAGAGACAGGGCTAACACCTGTTGAGAACGATAAGCTAATCATTGCTTGTACTGATATCGCTATTGCATTCCGATACGTAGGTGGTACATGGGTGACTCAAGATGATTTCATAGATGGTAACCTCATGGTAGCCGGTACTATCACTGGCGATAAGATTGTAGCGGACTCTATTACAGCTGATAAGCTAAACGTTACTACTCTAGAGTCTTTAAACGCCACTATTGGTACATTGCGTACTGCTTCTTCAGGCGCTCGTCTGGAGTTAACAGATAATGTCATAAGGGTATATGATACTTCTGGTACACTTCGTGTTAAAATTGGTAATCTAGCATGATAGGGGTGCCCCTTAACGGGGGCATCCTTGCCATCACTTAATAACTATATGGAAGAAGTAAATGATTATAGGAAAACGAGGCCTGGGCCTCATCAAGGAATTTGAGGGGCTGGAGCTAGAAGCTTACCTGTGCCCCGCTAATGTCTGGACTATCGGCTACGGCCATACAAAGACAGTCCGAAAGGGCATGAAGGTAACTGAAAAGCAAGCCGAAGCACTGCTCAAGAAAGACCTTGAGTGGGTGGAGAAGGCTATTGAAGCCAATGTAAAAGTCCCCCTGACACAGAACCAGTATGATGCTCTTTGTAGCTTCATCTATAATGTAGGTGGTGGTGCCTTCCAGAAGTCAACCCTGCTACGTCTCCTCAATGCTGGGGACTACGAGGGCGCTCAGGCACAGTTCCAGCGGTGGAACAAGGCTAGTGGCGTAGTACTCAAAGGGTTAGTCCGTCGCAGGGCTGCTGAGAGAGCACTGTTTATCTCAAAGGATGCCCCTGTATCACGGAACCCCTTTGTTGCCCTACTGGAGGCTCTCTCTGCGCTTCTAAGCGCCATCTTCAAGAACAAAGGAGCTTGACAATGCTAAAAGGCTACAAAACATTACTATTCAATATTCTGGCAGCAATCATTCCAATCTTGGAGCTGACAGAGTTGCGCTACATCATCCCTGAAGAGTATATGCCTGTTTACATGCTTGTGGTTGCCATCGGTAACGTTTACCTCCGTACTGTTACAACAACACCAATGGGGAAGCGAATGTAATGCTATCTTTCTTCATCTCGCTATTGGACCCTATCGGTCGCATTGCGGACAAGCTCTTGGAAGCCAAGCTGAAGTCTATTGAAGCTGGCACAGAAGAAGAGCGCATCAAGGCTGAAGTCACCATCTCCCAACTAGAGGCTCGTCAGGCCATCCTACTAGCTGAACAAGGCTTCTGGATGACCCGGTGGATTCGCCCCTTGTTCGCCCTCCCTTTTATCCTCTATAACTTCAAGGTTATTGTCTGGGATAAGGTTCTTGGGTGGGGGGTTACTGATGACTTATCAAGCTCTTACTGGCAACTCCAGATGGTAATTTTCGGGGCATACTTCTTGACCCGAGGGTTCGAAAAGCGCAAAGAATAAATACTTGCAGATAATGATATAGAGGACAGGACATCTCCGGGTGTTCTGACAGTCCTCACCATGGGGTTAGCTCTTCGGGGCTAACTCCTTTAACTTCTTGAAGAATAAATACTTGCAGATAATGAGGGAGCAGCCCTCCCCCAGGTTCTTTTAATATATCTTTAAGATGTATCTAAAGGTATCTTTAAAGAACTATATTTTTATTATTGTTTATTAAAAACATAAACTAAAGGAAAGGTAAGCTATGAGTAAGCTAAGGAAACCTTCTAAAGCTGTTAAGAAGTCAGTAGCTGACCCCTCTGACTCCTACCACAGTCTAAAACCGCTATGGAAGCGCTCTAGGGCTATACTTAATGGGCAAGCCCATAGTAAAGCTCATGATGAGTACCTCGATGCTGGCGGTTATACTAACCTACTAATTCCGTTCTCCCCTTCTATGACTCAACCACAATTTGAGTTCTATAAAGCAGAGGCAGAACTCCCAGGACTAACAGCACAGTACTGTAAGGTACTTATTAGTGCTCTCCTACGTAAGAAATCTCTACTAGAACTTCCCGAGGGTATCTCCGAAGAAGTTAACGAGTGGATTGAAAAGGATTTCACACTAGACGGACAATCACTATTTAACTTCCTTGATGCCTCTATTTGGGAAGAACTCCAAACATCTCGGTGTTGGGTGTATGTTGATTATCCTTCTCTATCAGATGCTGACTTGGAAAACATGACTCCAGAAGAGCGTGCTTCTATCTCCCCCTATCCTGTTATTCTGAAAGCGGAGAATGTTGTTAACGTTCAAATCCGTATTCACCCGGTAACCCGTGTTCGGGCTCTCTCTCGTTTTGTAACCCGTTATGTTTCTGAAGAGTATACCGAAGAGAACCCTTGGCATCCTAACTATGTTGATACTGTTGCTGACCACTACTTAGATAGTGAAGGTTACTTGGTCATTGACTACTACCGTAAGAAAGACCTTACTGGGGACGTAGAAGTGGTTAATGGTGATGTCACACAAGAATACCTTGACTCTCAGTACACCGACATTGGGTATGAGAAGTATGACACTGTGTACCCAAAGATGTGGGGCGAGCGTCTGGGCCGAATCCCCGGCTGGCCACTTAACGGTCAGATTGAGCCGATTGAGCCCGTCCTCATGCCTCTCATTGACAGAGAGGTAGCACTCTACAACAAGGTGTCCCGTCGTAACCACCTACTATACGGTGCGGCAACCTACACCCCTGTGGTACAGTCTGACATGACTGACGAAGAGTTTGAGGAGATTGTTAACGCAGGCCTCGGCACTTGGCTTCGTGTCCGTAAAGATGAGAGTATTAGCGTCCTAGAGACCCCTACCTCGGCTTTGGCGGATATGGACCGAGCAATTCAATCCACGGTTGAAGAGATGGCCAAGATGGGTATCCGTATGTTGTCCCCTGAGCAGGCGGCTTCTGGTGTTGCACTAGAAATCCGCAACGCTTCTCAGACTGCACAACTCGGAACCTTGAATGCTAAAATCTCTAGCACCATGGAAGAGGTGATTGCCTTTATGATTAACTGGAAGTACAATGCAGACCTTAGCGGTAATGACATTAAGTTCCAGCTTTCTTCTGACTTCTCTGCCCTTGTTGGTGGTGAAGGGGCTATGCGCCTGGTTTCAGAATGGTACCAAAGTGGTATTATTTCTCGTGAAACCTTTGTAAGTATTGCTAAATACAATGACTTCCTACCTATGAACTACGATGACGAGGCTGCTATTGAGCAGATTCAAACAGACCCTCTCATCAATCAGACCCCTGATGATAGCGTAGAAGTATTTTAACTGGGGTGGCCTTCGGGCCACTCCTCCCCCGCTAACTACTCAGGAGAGTACTAGATGGCTACTATTAATGATAACATTTTCGACCGTATCGTTGAGCATATGACAGATGTAAGACTCTACGAGGAAGGTCAACAAATCCTACAGCGCCGTATTATACGCCGCCACCGTGGGCGCCTCAGCGGACTTCTCAAGAAGAACATCCGAGCTGACGTCACCCCCGAAGTTAACCGCTTCGCTAAAGAATTAAATAGCTCCGTTACCAACAGTGTAACCGAGTTCTCAACTTCTCAGATTGACTTTCATACAGACAATCTCTATAAAGAAGTAAAGTCTTTCTATAAAGTAAATAAACCACGTACAAAAGAACTCCTTGCGGAGATTACTGGGCCGGGCATGAAGGG